CTTGGGATTAACCCCCCTTCCTCCTTCTCCGCTTCCGCGGGTGGGCCTATGGCCTATCCTCCTTTTATCAAAGAGGACTTCACATGACTGTGACCACGAAGACGCTGAAAAGTGTGTATCTAGAGACCATGCGCTACCATTATTCAATGGCGTGCCCTGGTTACTCAGATTACTACACCGGACAGAACTTTGTGAAAGATCAGTTAGTGCGGGCGGATAATCCCAAGGAAAGTCGGCCACTGCCTCAAGACCCTAGACTCAGTCCAACCGAGTCTCCGGTTCAGAGTACTTCGCTGAGGAAAGCTGGAATAATCCAGTACTACAAAGCGCAGTATAACAAGCTGTACTGTCCAGGGCCAGGCTATGTATGGTATCCATACAGTAGCCAAGCTCTAGTTCAGGCGCCTGCTAGCTTAGTGGTTACACTCCCATCACTCGACTGGGAAACGCCCTTACGACTGAAGATCAGAGATCTATCAGTCAATCTGGGTGTCACTCTGGCCGAGTATCGCCAGACTGCCAGTATGTTCAGGCAGTTTGGGGTGGGTATGTTTAAAGCTTGGAAAGCCTTTCGGGGAAGACTCCCCTCGAGGTCCAGGATCACTCCATGTACGATAGCAGCTTCCGAGCTGGTTTATTCGTACGGGCTTGAACCCCTGGTTTCCGATCTTTACGACTCCCTCGACGTTCTCCAACATCGCCTACAGCTTCCAATTTGGTATAAAGCCAAAGTGAAAGTTAAGGATAGGTGCCCATCATTCACAAAATGGGTACCGAACATTGGGATGTACGAGGGTTCCTGGGAAGTGCGTACTACGGCGACTGCCTACGTGAAGCTTAAAGAGGACTTCGAAGAGATAATCTTCGGTAACCCTCTAGAGCTCGCATGGGAAGTTATACCCTTCTCCTTTGTGGTGGATTGGGGTATCCCCGTTGGCGACTACCTGCAAGCGCTTGACGCGCTTAAAGGCATCGAACAATCTGTGGGGTCCGTAACTACGCGCAAACGCTGGGAGCAAAGGTTAACAGATTACCGCGTCGTTGAAGATGTAATGTGGTCCGAGGTTGAACCCTCGACCGCTACACACCGACAGCATCAGCGGAACATCATAACCTCCATACCCTTACCTCGGGTGCCAACTTGGAATCCAAGTAAATCTTGGCGAGCCATAACCCATGGCTTATCCTTGTTGACCATCCTTAACCAGAGGTGCCAGCGTTAGCTGGCCCGCCACGTAGGGCTTCCTACGACCGCCTGCTCGAGGCATTCCGCTTTGAGCAGTTGTATAACCCTTTGGAGGGAAAACGTCATGAGCTTAACTTCATTCGCTAAAAAGAACCTTCTCGTCATGTCCGTGGAGAATATTCTCTACGAACTTGCAGAACATGATAAGTTTTATACTTACATTCTGCGTAGGGACCTCTATAATATAGAGACCCATGATTTGTTGGTTCTAGAAAAGCGTTTGCGAGCCACGCTCGAGTCGTTCAACTCCTACAGGAGTAAATAACAATGCCTAGTGCATCAACCATTACCCTGGCCGACGGCCAGGCTACCCCCGTTAACCATGACTTCGAACCGCTTAGCGTCACTCCCGAACGCACCGTACTGGTGAATCGGGAATCTGACACTTCTGCGGGCCAGATGCAGCTCATTGTAGGGCTGGACCCGGCGAAGAATGGTCGTAAAACCAACCGCATCAACATCCGTTTCAACTATCCTGTAGAACAGACGGTGGACGGTGTGGTTCGGGTTGCCTACGTCGCGCGCTTCTCCGGTGATGTTGTGCTTCCTGAAGAGATGACCCAAGCACAGCGGGACGACGTTGCAGCGTTCATCAAGAACGCTCTCGCCGATACTGTTGTCAATGGAATCGTCTCAGACCTCGATCCCCTGTATTAATTATGGAGATCGTGGAGGCACTCAGGACTCTCATACTAGCGTTAGCTCAGTATACAGCCTTCATAGTGGACAAGCTTTTGTCGCCCATATTGGAAAAGACGTTATGATAGCGTCTATACCTTTGTGCGCAACTTGGCTTATGCCAACATTGTCGGTCTGCTACTGGCAACACGCAGTGTGGATCCTTGCAAACCCTACGTTTTTAACGTAAGCAAGCAATCACCTTTATAGGAGAAAGAGCCATGTCTAATAGCTTTACTTTAGACAATAGTTCGAGCCTTAAGCTTGAGCTAACAACCGCTCAGGCGCTTTGCCGTATTATCGACACGCCTCGGGCATTGACCGTATTCCTCTTGATAAAATATGAGGAGTATGGTCAGTTGGTGGAACTTGAGACAAATCCGAATGATTACGAGGACGTTGGCAATTTCGCCGACGATTACCTCATTTCGGAATTACTGTCGAAGTCAACCAACTTGCCTTTGGATGTTGATAGAAGCAAAGTGGCTCTTGACTCATTTTATGAGTCCGAGGCTCGTTGTGGTGAGCTGAATGATAAATTCGTCAAGCTGTTCGATCGCGACCTTCCGGAAGCGATCTACAAAGCGAAACGGATCATCAGGAAAGCTCTAGGTCCTTTGCGTCGGTCTGATCTCGACTTAGTCGAATCTAACTTCCGCTTTGGGCCGGGCGCCACAACCGGCGTGCGAGGCAGTGGTAGCGTACTGTCAGATAAATATGATGAAGAAATTCATCTGACCTACGAGTTGATACCCTTCTATCGGTCCATGATCGGCGACCGTTGGTGGAGTTACAAGACTTCACCGGTGGTCGTAGAAGGGAATCGATTCACAACCGTTCCGAAGAACGCGAAGAAGGATAGGGGCATCTGCATCGAGCCTACGCTGAACATTTATGGTCAGCTTGGCGTTGGTGCTTTGCTCCGAACCCGACTTCTCCGTTTGGGAATCGATCTCACCACGCAGCGTGTGAACCAGGATCTCGCGAGAGATGCCTGGTCACAGTCGTTAGCCACAATAGATCTTTCTGCGGCTTCTGACAGCGTTTCGTGGGGTATCGTCATGTGCCTCTTCCCTACCGACTGGTTTGAGCTAATGGATCTTTTCAGAAGCTCTCACTCGAAGGTTGGGGATGAGTACATCGAGTTGAATAAATTCTCCTCGATGGGCAATGGATACACGTTCGAGCTGGAGACGTTGATTTTTACGTCGATAGCCCACGCGTGTGTGCCCCCTGACGAACACCACCTCGTTTCAGTCTACGGCGACGATATCATCGTTCCGCAGGCGTACGCGAGGCAAGTGGTCGAAGCCTTGGATTTCTTAGGGTTCAAGGTGAACGGACGTAAGAGTTTCCTGGCAGGGAACTTTTACGAATCATGCGGCACAGACTGGTTTAAAGGCCAGAATGTGCGTCCATTCTTTCTGAAACAGGATCAGGGGTCGAAGATCCCTTACACTGTACAGATCGCCAACGCACTACGCCTATACTCGAACAGAGTGACAGGCGGTGTGTGCTGCGACGCTCGATTCAGGGACCTTTGGGTACAGCTGTACAAGCTGTCGCCCAGGCCCTGGAGAAAGTGCCGCGTACCTCCAGAGTTCGGTGACACTGGCTTCATTATGTCTTTAGACGAAGCTAGAGCACCTAAGGCTCAGAAGGGCTGGCAAGGATGGACTGTGCTGCACATGAAGATGGTCCCGATCTACAGATGTAAACGTAGTTTGGGTCGTCTTCTAGCAGCGTTAGCATGCCCGGTCCCCGAAGTTTCCACACAGGGGCGTGAGCCCCGCCGTGGTTATCTAGGAAGACCGGTGCCTAAGAAGGCC